AGCACTGCAACTTGGAAGAACTGGTATTGGTACAATCAGCGATACTTATACTCTTGCTTGTGCATCTCCCAACACCAACAAAGCAGCACTTGCGGTACTTAACTGGATTGAACAAAGGTAATTTTTTATGAGTGATAGCATTTATCTTGGTAATCCTAATCTAAAAAAAGCAAATACACCGATTGAATTCACAAAAGATCAAATTGTCGAATTCATGAAGTGTAAAGAAGATCCAGTATACTTTGCAAGAAACCATGTAAAAATTGTAAACGTTGACCAGGGTTTGATACCTTTCAAAATGTATGATTTCCAAGAGAAGTTAATTAAAAACTTCCATGGAAATAGATTTAATATTTGTAAGATGCCTCGTCAGACTGGTAAGTCTACTACTGTTGTATCTTATCTACTTCACTATGCGGTCTTTAATGACAACGTAAACATCGGTATCCTTGCAAACAAGGCATCAACCGCTAGAGAGCTGTTAGAGAGGCTTCAGACAGCCTATGAGAACCTTCCTAGGTGGATGCAGCAGGGTATCATTGCCTGGAACAAAGGTAGCTTAACGTTAGAGAACGGATCTAAGATTATCGCTGCATCGACATCTGCATCTGCTGTTCGAGGCATGTCGTTCAACATCATCTTCTTGGACGAATTTGCGTTCATTCCAAACCACATTGCAGACGACTTCTTCAGTTCTGTATATCCTACTATTTCATCTGGTAAATCTACGAAGGTTATTATTGTTTCTACCCCCAAGGGTATGAATCACTTCTACAGGTTGTGGCATGATGCTGAGAGAGGTAAAAATCAATATGTAACTACAGACGTTCATTGGGCGGAAGTTCCAGGTAGAGATGCTGTCTGGAAAGAACAGACTATTGCAAACACATCAGAGCAGCAATTCGCACAAGAATTTGAGTGCGAATTCTTAGGATCGGTTGATACTCTAATTTCTGCTGCAAAACTTAAGGCACTCGTATATGAGGATCCTATAAAGTCCCATAAAGGTTTAGATGTATACGAAGATCCAATTGAAGATCATAATTACATTTTAACCGTTGACGTTGCACGAGGAGTTTCTCACGACTATTCAGCATTTGTTGTTTTTGACATTACAAATTTCCCCTACAAAATTGTAGCAAAGTATAGGAACAATGAGATTAAACCAATGTTGTTCCCAAACATCATTGAACAGTTTGCAACGGCATACAATAAAGCATATGTTCTAGTTGAAATTAATGATATTGGTGATCAAGTAGCATCAATTATTCAGTTTGATTTGGAATATGAGAACCTTCTGATGGTTGCTATGAGAGGTAGAGCGGGTCAATTAGTTGGACAAGGTTTCTCAGGAAGCAAGTCTCAATTGGGACTCAAAATGAGTAAAACAGTTAAAAAAGTTGGCTGTTCAAATTTAAAAACTATGATTGAGGATGATAAATTAATCTTCTCAGACTACGATATCATTAGTGAGCTTACCACATTTATTCAAAGAAATCAATCCTTTGAAGCTGAAGAAGGATGTAATGACGACCTTGCAATGTGCATGGTTATTTTTGCATGGCTAGTTGTTCAACCCTACTTCAAGGAGATGACGGACAATGACGTTCGTAAAAGAATTTATGAAGAGCAAAAGAACCAGATTGAGCAAGACATGGCTCCATTTGGATTTATTATGGACGGCTTGGAAGAGTTCGATGGTTTTGTAGATAAACAAACTGGTGATAGATGGCTGATTGCTAGTGATAAAGAACAGCGTATGTGGCAAGAAACTTGGAACACTGATGAGTATGGAGATCGCTCATACATGTGGGACTATCGATAATGGATATCGGTACGCAAATAAATTTAGAACATCTTTTATTTGTAGATAGAAAGTGTAGATCATGTGGTGAAACTAAAAGTTTAATAGAAGATTTTTATTTAATTAGGAAGAGTCGAGGTTTTATACCATCTTCATATTCTTATGAATGTAAAAGCTGCACAATAAAAAGAATCACTTCAAGTAGATTGGGGAAAGATATTGGTAAGTGGGAATATCCTGACTGGTAGGTTGTTCGTGCATTGTTTCCCCATTTGAAAACGACATTTTAATAAATAATCTTAGAGAAATGAAGAACTACTAGAGGAATCCAAATGGCTTTAGGTTTAGTTTCACCTGGAATTAAGGTTAGGGAAGTCGATTTAACCGTTGGCAGGGTTGATTCTGTTAGCCAATTGACTGGTGCTATTGTTGGACCTTTTGAAAGAGGCCCAGTTGAGCAGGCAGTTTTGATTGAGAATGAGAAAGATCTTGTTAATGTTTTTGGTAAGCCAGCAGAGAACGATAATCAGTACGAATATTGGTACAGTGCATCTAACTACCTATCTTATGGTGGTGTTCTACGCACTGTAAGAGCAGATGGTGCAAATCTGAACAACGCTAACGCACCAACGATGGCTGGAATTGGTTCCACCACCGTAAAGATCAAGAACTACGAAGACTACACTTCAAACTACACAGAAGCTTCTGGTTGGTATTATGCCGCCAAGGATCCTGGTGTTTGGGCAAACAACCTTAAGGTTTGCGTAATCGACGCTTTTGCTGATCAAAGACTACTCGGAGTTACCACTGGAGTAAGCACTTCAACTACAACCGTACTTACTGGAATTGCAACTACCGCAGGTACTTTTAGTGAAGCATTTGATGCTAGTGTTGGCGTTGATACCACTGGTCTTGCACTAAATGATAGAGTATCTGGTACTTACATCGGTGCTGGAACAACTATCCTCTCAATCGGTGTTGGAACTGTTTATCTATCACTTCCATCAGCAGCTCCTGGTGCAGCAACCACCACTCTAACGTTTAGCAGAGGAACTTCTACAGTTCAAACTTATTCTGCCGTTGCTGTTGGTGCTGCTGTTACCCAAAGCGGTACGTTTACAGTTGCTGGTGTAGGAACAACTTCATCCTTCTCTGGTTATTTGAAAGGTGTCGTAACTGGCATTGGAATGACCTATGTTGATGTTAAAGTTACTGGTGTTATTAACGATGCAGATTCTGTAGAGACTGCAGTTGTTTATACTCCTGACCTATACGCATTCAACTCAAGCGCAACTCCAAGCGGAAACTTCATTGGTATTGGAACCACTGGAACTGCAGGCGCTACGGCACTCGATTGGTACAACAACCAAACTTTAGGTTTAACCAACTCAACTCTATACTGGAACTCAATCGCTCCTAAGCCTGGCACTTCAACCTATGCTAATGCAAGAAGTGCTAAGAACGATGAAATCCACGTTGTCGTTGTTGATGATACTGGATCTGTAACTGGAATCGCTGGAAACATCCTAGAGAAGCACCTCGGTCTTTCCAAGGCTTCTGATGGTCAACTAGCTACTGGTCAGCCAATCTACTATAAGGACTACATCGCTGATGGTTCTGCATACATCTATGCAGGTGCTGCTCCTGCTGGCGCTGCAACTGGTTTCGGTGGAACCACTGGTGGTTCATGGGGTCAGAAAGCTCAAGGCGTAACTTTCAACGCTGCTGGTGCTAAGACCTACACCCTACTAGGTGGTAACACTTACGGTTCTTCTGGCATCTCCTCAGCTTACACCGATCCAAGATACAACGTAACTCTTGGCGATGTAATGAATGGCTACAAGATCTTTGAAGCCGTTAAGGAGTATCCAGTTAATTATCTAATCATGGGTCCTGGATTTGGCGATAAGCTAACCACCCAAGCAAAAGCTAATCAGCTAATCAACATCGCTGAGAACAGAAAGGATTGTGTTGCACTAATTTCACCTCACAGAGGTGCAGTTGTAGATGTAGCAAACGCTCAGACACAAACCGACAATCTAATCAACTTCTACGACGCAATCACATCTTCTTCATTCGCAATCTTTGATAGTGGTTACAAGTATCAGTACGACAGATTCAACAATAAGTTTAGATATCTACCACTAAACGCAGATATCGCTGGTTGCCTCTGCAGAACCGTCATCACTGACTTCCCATGGTTCTCACCTGCTGGTTCTAGAAGAGGTGTTATCAACAACGCTGTCAAACTAGCGTTCAACCCAACACAAGCACAAAGAGATCTACTCTACGTCAAGAGAATCAACCCTGTTGTATACTCCCCTGGCGCTGGAATCATTCTCTTTGGTGATAAGACTGGTCTATCATATGCATCTGCGTTTGATAGAATCAACGTTAGAATGTTGTTCCTAACTATCGAAGGTGCTATTGAAAGAGCTGCTAGAGATCAACTCTTTGAATTCAACGATACCATTACAAGATCCAACTTTGTAAATATCGTTGAGCCATACCTCCGTGATGTAGTTGCTAAGAGAGGAATTCTCGATTACAGACTAATCTGTGATGAGACCAACAACACCCCAGATGTTATTGATGCTAACGAGTTTAGAGCTGACATCTATGTCAAGCCTGCTCGCAGCATTAACTTCATCGGACTCACCTTCGTTGCTACCAGAACTGGTATCAGCTTTGAAGAAGTAGTTGGAAGAGTTTGATTTAAATAATAGTACAATAACGGAGTTAAAGAACAATGCCTTCTATTCAACAAATCCCAAATTCAGGATCTGACGGAAGATTTCTAGATAACTTCAAAGGAAGACTAGCAGGTGGTGGCGTTAGACCAAACCTATTTGAGGTTGAAATTCCTTTCCCACAAGCAGCTCTTCCTTCTGGAGTTAACGAATCCCAGATCAACGACAAGGTTAGATTCCTTGTAAAAGCAGCTTCACTACCTGCTTCAACCATCGTCCCAATCCCAGTTCCTTTCAGAGGTAGAACTCTCCAGATCGCTGGAGATAGAACCTTCGAGCCTTGGTCAGTTACCGTTATCAACGATACTGATTTCGCTCTAAGAAACTCCTTTGAAAGATGGATGAACTACATCAATAGAGTTTCTGATAACTCTGGTCAAACTGACCCTTCTGCTTATCAAGTAGATGGTAAGGTTTATCAACTTGGTAGAGCACCTACAACAAGTGCAGTTGCTAGTTCTGGAAATGTACCTATCCTAAGATACTACAACTTCCACGGCATCTTCCCAACTTCAATCTCTGGTATTGCTCTTTCTTATGATGCTAATAGTCAAATTGAAGAATTCCAGGTTGATTTCCAAGTTCAATGGTGGGAAGCTTATAATGGCGCAAATGGCGTTGAAGTTAGATAATAAATAGATAAAAGTTAACTTCAAAACGTAATGGCTCTTTTTGGTTTTTCAATTGACGACGGATATAAAAAGCCCAAGAAGCAAGTCTCCCCTGTTCCTCCAAACAACGAGGACGGGGTTGACTATTTTATTTCTTCGGGCTTTTATGGTCAGTATGTAGATATTGAAGGAGTCTATAAAACTGAATATGATCTGGTAAAGAGATATCGTGAGATGTCTCTTCACCCAGAAGCTGATAAAGCTATTGAGGATGTTGTAAACGAAGCTATTGTTTCAGATCTTAATGATTCTCCTGTAGAAATTGATCTATCTAATCTCAACGTTCCTGAGCAGATCAAAGGAATTATTCGAGAGGAGTTTCAGTATATTAAAGAACTCATGGACTTCGATAAGAAGGCTCATGAAATTTTCCGTAACTGGTATGTAGATGGTAGAATATATTACCACAAAGTTATTGATCTTGACAACCCCCAAAATGGTATTCAAGATCTGAGATATATTGATTCTTTAAAGATCAAGTTTGTCCGCGAAGTCAAAAAGAAAGATAACACCCAGCTGGCAATTGCAAACGTAACTGGTGCAAATGCTTTAGATAAAATAAACTTCCCTGATATTGAGGAATATTTTGTTTATACTCCCAAGTCTCAAGGACAGGTTGGCGGTTCCAGTGGTTACGGTAAAGGCGTAAAACTTGCAAAAGATGCTGTAACTTACGTCACTTCTGGTCTTGTTGATCGTAACAAGATGACTGTACTGTCTTATCTGCATAAAGCAATCAAGTCACTCAATCAACTCAGAATGATTGAGGATTCACTTGTTATCTACAGACTGTCCCGTGCCCCTGAGCGTAGAATTTTCTACATCGATGTTGGCAATCTTCCTAAAATTAAGGCAGAGCAGTATTTGCGTGATGTTATGTCACGCTACAGAAATAAGCTGGTTTATGATGCTAACACTGGTGAAGTCCGTGATGATAAGAAGTTTACCAGCATGATGGAAGACTTCTGGCTACCTCGTCGTGAGGGTGGTAGAGGAACTGAAATCACTACACTTCCTGGTGGTCAAAACCTTGGAGAACTTTCTGACATTGAGTATTTCCAGAAGAAACTTTACAGATCTTTAGGAATCCCTGAATCAAGAATCGCTGCTGATGGTGGTTTTAATCTTGGTCGTTCTTCTGAGATTCTAAGAGACGAGATTATGTTCTCTAGATTTGTTGGAAGACTTAGAAAGAGATTTAGTAATGTTTTCCACGATCTTCTAAAGACACAACTTATTCTCAAGAACATCATTACTCCTCAAGATTGGGAGTACATGAGTGATCATATTCAATACGATTACATTTACGACAATCATTTTGCTGAACTCAAAGAAACTGAGTTAATGAATGAGAGACTTTCTCTTCTACAGCAAATTGAACCTTATGTTGGTAAGTATTATTCTAATGAGTATGTAAGAAGAAAGATCTTACGTCAGACCGAAGAAGATATGATCAATATCGACTTTGAGATTGCTAATGAACTCAATAGCGGAGTCATTCAACCTCCAACTCCACAGATCGATCCTAATACTGGAAGACCTATGGACTTTGTTCAGAAGGTTGGTTCTGATCTTGTTAAGAAAACTCAAAATCAGAATACCAAAGATCTTGAAATTGGTCTAGGTAAGAATGGAAAAGATCCGCAACCAAGCGAAAAAGCGAACAACGTAAAAGGTCAAGAAGCGGACAAACTATAAATAATAAAAGATTTTATTAGTGTTTTATGGAATCGTCTGAATTTATTGGCATGGTAATGTCCGATGCTCCCGCAGCGGATGTAACTGACGCTGTTAAGCAATTGCTATTTCAAAGAAGTGCATCAATGATTGATGACTTGAAGCCTATTATTGGCGCACAAATGTTTGACCCTGCAGTAGAGGAACCAGAGGAACAAGATGTATAGACTAAATCTAAAAAACAATGAAGCTACCCTAGCTGCTGGTATTGGAAATAGCAGCACAGTAGATAGTGCAACTCTAGTAAGAGTTACCAATGAATCTGGTGGAAGTGTTGTTGTCGGTTTGCAAACTGCAGGTTTTGTTGGATTTGCTACCATGACAATGTTGAACAATACCACTGAAGTAATTGAGAAGAGAGGTTCTGATTTGATTCATGTTCTTGGTGGTGATGTATCAGTAGTAAAGATCGGATTTACCAATTAAGCAAATGAAACTAATTACAGAGCAAATCGAAAGCATCGAAGTTCTTACCGAAGAGAAGAACGGAAAGAAAAGTCTTTACATTTCAGGGCCTTTCTTGCAAGCTGAAGTTACTAACCGTAATGGACGCTGCTATCCTTTCCCAATTTTGGAAAGAGAAGTCAAGAAATACACTGACAAGTTTATCTCACAGGGAAGAGCACTAGGAGAACTCGGTCATCCAGAAGGCCCTTCAGTTAACCTAGATAGAGCATCTCATATGATTACTAGCCTCAAAGCTGAGGGTAATAATTTTATGGGTAAGGCAAAAATTCTTGATACCCCAATGGGTAACATTGCCAAGTCTCTTCTCGATGAGGGAGTAAAACTTGGTGTTTCTTCTAGAGGAGTTGGTTCTCTAGTTGAGCGCAATGGTGTTAAGTATGTTGGCGATGACTTCATGCTTTCAACTGCTGCTGATATCGTTGCCGATCCTTCCGCGCCTGATGCATTTGTTCAAGGTATTATGGAAGGTAAAGAGTGGGTTTGGAATAATGGAATTCTTGCAGAGAAAACTTTGCAACAAATTAATTCATTAACACCCTCTGTAGATAAACAAGTCCGCGAAGAAAAACTACTTAAGATCTTCGATCAATACTTGAGAAATCTATAATTTATAAATAAATATTAGAATAAAGATAACAATTTTATTCGGAGAGTACAATGTCTGCTGGTAATTTACAAGAAATGGAACTAAAGTCACAAGCCAAGCAATCTAAGACTGCCGTCAACGCTGGCGCTAAGCCTGCTGAAGCTATGCCTTCTAGCGGTGAGTTTGTTGCTGCTACTCCTGGTCAATCTATTACAGATCTCGGAGGCCCTACACCTGATAACTATCGTCCTACTGACGACTCTGCAAAGTACGCATCTGCTCCAGTTAAAACTGTGAGAGATGTCGTCAATGCTAAAGCTGCAAGAGCAGAAGAAGTCGAAGTAGAAGAAGATCAGGAAGTAGTTGCTGAAGCTGAAGAAGAGACCACTGAAGTAGTTGCGGAAGAAGAAGTTACTGAGGAAGAGACTTCCGAAGAACTAGAATTCGATGTAGCTGAAGATATCAAAGCCATTTTTGGTGAAGAAGATCTCTCCGAAGAATTCAAAGAAAGAGCTGCTCTCGTATTCGAGGCTGCTCTAAAGGCTAAAGTAGCCGAAGCTTCTGAAGTTATCGAGAAGCGTTATGAAGAAGCTCTTGAGGAAAATGTTGCTGCTATTGAAGCAGAACTAACCGAGAGAGTTGATTCATACCTAGAGTATGTTGCTGGTGAGTGGCTTGAAGAGAATGCTCTTCAGGTCGAAACTGGCATTAAGGCTCAGCTTTCTGAGTCATTTATGACGGGCCTTAAGGGTCTTTTTGAAGAGCATTATGTATCAATCCCTGAAGAGAAATATGATGTGCTTGAGAATATGGTCAACAAGCTTGATGATATGGAATCAAGACTCAACGAGCAAATCGAAAGAAATATTCAGTTAAACCAAAGACTTAGCGAATCCGTATCAGATGGAATTCTCTATGATGTCTCTAGAGGTCTCGCTGAGACCCAGAAGAGCAAACTCGCAGGTCTTGCTGAAAGTGTTGAGTTCGTAAGTGAGGAAGACTATCGTGAGAAGCTGGAAGCACTAAGGGAGTCATACTTCCCTAGAAATCCAGTTACTCCAGAAAGAGAAGATGAAGAAATGCTCGGCACAGAGTCGGAAGTTGTTTCCGAATCAATGAGTGCTTATTTGAGAGCAGTTACAAAATTCTCTAAGTGATATTAATTAGATTATAAATTTTTAACCACACTTTTCCCAAGACAGGAGAAATCCGCAAATGTACAATTCACAACATTTGCAAGAGAAGTGGGCTCCTCTTCTAAACGCTGACGGCATCGGTGCTATCACCGATTCCTACAAGAAGAGCGTCACCGCTATCTTGCTAGAAAACCAGGAGAACTTCCTCCGTCAAGAGCGTATGCTCACCGAGGCTAGCCCAACCAACTCAGCTGGTGCTAGTGGCTTCACTGGTGCTGCTACTGCTACAGGCCCTGTTGCTGGTTTTGACCCCGTTCTAATCAGCCTCATCCGCCGTTCAATGCCTCAGCTTATCGCTTATGATATCTGTGGCGTTCAGCCTATGACTGGCCCAACTGGACTCATCTTTGCGATGAGAACCCGTTACACCAACCAGTCTGGAACCGAAGCTTTCTTCAACGAAGCCGATTCTGCATTCTCTGGTCAGAACAGTGGTCTTTCACTTTCTGCTGGCTTCGCTGATGCTAACGCTGGTGTTGGTACTACCTCTCAGCGTGGCAGCAATCCTTCTATCCTCAATGACTCCCCTGTTGGCGTTGGTTCAACCAGCTACAACGTAGGTGGCGGCATGGGCAACGCTGAGGCTGAGGCTCTTGGCGACGCTGCTGGCAACCACTTCAACGAGATGTCATTCTCGATCGAGAAGGTCACCGTTGCTGCTAAGTCCAGAGCACTCAAGGCTGAGTACAGCTTGGAGCTTGCACAAGACCTCAAGGCTATCCATGGTCTTGATGCTGAAGCTGAGCTTGCTAACATCCTCTCGACTGAGATCCTTGCTGAAATCAACAGAGAAGTTGTTAGAACCATCTACAAGATCGCTGAAGCTGGTGCTCAAACCAACACTGCTACCGCTGGTGTATTTGACCTCGACGTTGACTCCAACGGTCGTTGGTCGGTTGAGAAGTTCAAAGGTCTTCTCTTCCAACTAGAGCGTGATGCTAACGCTATCGCACAAAGAACTCGTAGAGGAAAGGGCAACACCATCATCTGCTCCGCAGACGTTGCTTCCGCCCTAACCATGGCTGGTGTTCTTGATTACACCCCTGCCCTCAACGTTGGTCTTAATGTTGATGACACTGGTAACACCTTCGCTGGTGTTATCAACGGTAAGTACAGAGTCTACATCGATCCATATTCTGCTAACGTATCTGCTGATCAGTACTACGTTATCGGTTATAAGGGAACCAACCCTTATGATGCTGGTCTCTTCTACTGCCCTTATGTTCCTCTCCAAATGGTTCGTGCCGTTGGTCAGGACACCTTCCAGCCTAAGATCGGCTTCAAGACTCGTTACGGAATGGTTGCTAACCCATTCGCTGAAGGAACCGATCAAGGTTCTGGCGCTCTCCGCCATAGCGCAAACCGCTACTACAGAAGAGTCAAAGTCACCAACCTCATGTGATTCACTCTCCGAATCTTCTCTGGGCTCCTTCGGGAGCCTTTTTTTTGTCTAGGTATAAACTCGTAGGCATAAATTTTTATTGCAAAAATGTATAAATTTGAACATTTTTGTATAGATAGTGGTAGAATATACGAGGTGAGACAAATGATTCTAAACTCTCTTTGTTATGTTATTCAAGTGCATGGAGGATATTATGCACAATCTAATTTCTTACAATCAACTTGCTGAATGGAAACACTTTGAGGAAACCGTTGATAAGTGTAATGACGAATTAGATTTAATCAACGATTATTTCAACTGTTTAATCGAATGTGATGACGATCAGCATTTATGTAAAAGGATCTGCAGGCAAATGTTAAACTAATTTAATTTTGGAGGTCTAAATGACCTCCTTTTTTTGTCTAAATAAAAATAAAAATGGCTTTTCCTAATCAAATTGAAAATAGGAATTTTTTATCTCCTGTTGGATTTAAGTTCATACTTACCAAATATCCAAAGGTAGATTTTTTTAGTACTAAGGCAAATATTCCAGGTATCAATCTTGGAGTAGCGTTTCAACCAACGTACTTAAAAGATATCCCAGTTCCAGGAGACAAGCTGGAATTTGCAGACCTTAGCTTGTCATTTAATGTCGATGAGAATCTGGAGAACTATCTTTCAGTCTACAATTGGATGATCGGTTTAGGTTATCCAGAGAATGTAAAACAGTTTGATGATCTCCGTGCAGAAGACAGATACTATCCTGACAGAGATAGTAGAGATATGTACAACCAATATTCTGATGGTGTTTTGCAAATTTTAAATAGCAACTATCAACCAAAGTTTCAAGTTAAGTTTAAAGATTTGTTTCCAACATCATTGACAACTTTGGATTTTGATGCCACTAATTCCGATTATACATATTTTACTGCGACAGTTTCATTTAAGTATACTGTCTTCCAAATACAAAACATGAATGGCGCTATTTTATGAATCTTGACACAATTCAGGAAATGTGGGAAAAAGATTCCACGATTGATCCTGATAATTTGCATTTAGAATCTATTAAAACCCCTGTACTACATTCAAAGTATTTTAAAATTTACAATCAGCTAAAGGTACAACAGAAAGAAATACAGTACGAGCTGAACAAAGTTAAGAGAGATCGCTACGAATATTACGGCGGCAAAGCATCTGCTGAAATTTATGTAGAGGAACCATTCCCATTCAAAATCCGTGACAAGGAAACAATGTCACGCTACTTAGATGCGGATGAAAAATTGAATAGACTGAAAGCTAAAAATGAATATGTTGAAATCATGATAAATTATATTGAAGACATTCTTAAGGTAATTCTGAATAGGACTTACCAGATTAAGAATTCTGTCGAATTTATGAAGTTTACCGCTGGATATAGTTGATGAGTCACCTAGTAATTTCCAAGAAGAATGAAGTCTATCTGAAGATCCAATCAGAACCCCACGTATTACAAGAACTTGCAGATAGATTCACCTTTGAGGTTCCCAACGCAAAATTTATGCCCCAGTACCGCAGAAAGTTCTGGGATGGCAAGATCCGTTTGTTTTCAACTCACACAGGAGAAATCTATGTTGGGTTGTTAGATAAAGTTATTGCATTTTGCGAAAAATTAAAATACACTTATGAGTTTGTAGATAACAAATTCTATGGTGTTCCTTTTGAAGTCAATGATATGGTATCTCGTGAAGGGGTATCAGATTACATGAAGAAGATCTCAAAGTATCCACCAAGAGATTATCAGCAAGATGCAGTCTACAGGGCTCTGAGGTACAACAGAGGTCTTATGATTTCTCCTACAGCATCAGGCAAGTCCTTGATGATTTATTCTGTTGTGAGATACTATGCTGAGAAAGGGATGTCGATTCTTATCGTTGTTCCAACAACTTCTCTTGTAGAACAAATGTATAAGGACTTCCAAGACTACGGTTGGAACGTTGAAGATTATTGTCATAAAATTTATTCTGGGAGAGAAAAGTCAAATGAAATGCCAATAACAATAACAACTTGGCAATCTATCTACAAGTTGGAGAAAAGTTGGTATTCAGATTTTGATGTTGTTGTTGGTGACGAAGCGCATCTATTCAAATCAAAATCTTTGATTGATATTATGACAAAACTTCTTGACTGCAAATATCGCTTTGGTTTCACTGGGACACTGGATGGGACTCAGACACATAAATGGATTCTTGAAGGATTGTTTGGCCCTTCGTATCATGTAACAAAAACAAAAGAACTTATTGAGAAGGGACACGTTTCTAAATTAGACATTAAGATCCTTCTACTAAAACATTCGTCTCAGAAGTTTAGCACATATGAGGAAGAAATACAATACCTTATTGGGCATCCAAAACGAAACAACTTCATTAAGAATCTGAGTCTAGATTTGAAAGGCAATACACTAATCTTATACAGTCGAGTTGCCGCACACGGTCAGGTAATTTATGATATACTAAATACTAGTATAAGTGATGGAAGAAAATTATTCTTTGTTCATGGTGGTGTTGATGCCGACGAACGTGAACAAGTAAGAGAAATTACCGAGAAGGAAAACAATGCAATTATTGTTGCTTCTTATGGCACTTTTAGTACTGGCATCAATATTAAAAATCTTCACAACGTAATTTTTGCATCACCATCTAAATCTAGAATTAGAAATCTCCAAAGTATTGGAAGGGTATTAAGAAAAAGTAATCAAAAAGAAAAAGCAGTTCTTTATGATATTTCTGATGACATTTCTACAAAATCTGTCAAAAACTACACTCTCAATCATCTTATGGAAAGAATAAAAATTTACAATGAAGAAGCTTTTAATTATGAGATCGTAACAATCAACATGAGAAAATAGTTATGCTTGAAGATGATTTTCTAGCTGTATTAAAATTAAGAACAGGAGAAGAGGTCATCTCATCTGTATGTGCATGTCAGGAAGATGATGACTTCATTCTTCTTCTTGACAATCCAATCGTAATGAAAGAGAATGAAACTCCATTAGGAACCATTGTTCGTGTAGAACCCTGGATCAAATATTCTGGAGAGACCATGTACTTTCTTTCAATGGATGAGGTGGTTACTATGACTGAATTATCTGATGAAAGAATCATTAATGTATATGAACAATATGTTAAGGAGTCTCAATTTGGTACAGGTAATGTAAAGCCTACTAAACAGATGGGTTACATATCTAATATAGAAGACTTTAGAAAGGATCTAGAGAAGTTATATAAGTCTTCTAATTAATTATTAAGTATTAATATAGTATTTCTATTAACCCTGACAGAGTTATTCTAGCAGCATTTGGGGGTCTTGTCAAGTCCCCCTTTTTATGTTAGAATAGGGACAACTAAAACTGGTATCATGGCAAAGCGAAGAGCAAAATCAGAACACTACGTCAACAACAAGGAATTTCTCCATGCCTTGACGGAGTACAAGCAGCAGGTCAACAAGTGCAAAGAACGTGGAGATCCAAGACCACGTATCCCACACTACATTGGTGAGTGTTTCTTGAAGATCGCTCAGCACCTATCATACAAACCAAATTTTGTCAACTACATGTTCCGTGAGGACATGATCTGTGATGGTGTGGAGAATTGTGTACAGTATATTGACAACTTCGATATTAACCGTGGGAATCCATTTGCATATTTTACTCAGATCATTTACTACGCATTCCTTCGTAGGATTGAAAAGGAAAAGAGACAGCTAGATATTAAGTCTAAAATTTTGGAACAGTCTGGATTCGATGAAGTATTTGTTTCCGATGGAAACATTCTTGATGGAACTGATTCTGATTATAATACGATTAAAAGTAACGTACACCAAAAGATGTCTTATAACTGATGAAAGTCGCAATCATTACAGACCAGCACTTCGGTGTCAAGAAGGGCAGCAAAATTTATCACGATTACTTTCAACGGTTTTACGATGAAGTATTTTTTCCAACCCTAGAGAAGGAAAATATTTCTGCTGTTATTGACATGGGAGACACGTTTGATAACCGAAAGGTTATTGATCTTCTGAGTTTAGATTGGGCAAAGAAAAATTATTACGATAGGTTGGAGAGAATGAAAGTCCATGTCTGGACGATCATTGGTAATCATACAGCATACTACAAAAATACAAACGAGTTTAATACTATTAACGTTGTCTTAAACAAGTACGACAATGTGACTAAGGTGTTTGATCCTCTTGAGGTTGTTATAGATAATCTTCAAGTTTTGTTCATTCCTTGGATCAATGAAGAAAATCAAGATCTGACTTTAAGGATGATCAAGTCTTCTAAATCTAAAGTTGCCATGGGACATCTTGAACTGACTGGATTCTCTATGTACCGTGGAATGGTCAATGACGAAGTTGGTTTAAATCCAAATGTCTTTGACAAATTTGATAAAGTTTTCTCTGGTCACTATCACACCAGATCCGATAATGGGAAGATCTTCTATCTCGGAAATCCTTATCAAATGTATTGGAATGATGTAGATGATAAGAGAGGATTCCATATCTTTGATACCGAAACATTAGAGTTGCGAACAATAGATAATCCATTTGAACTTTTCAAAAAGATTCACTACAACGATACCAACCATCAACTGTTTGATTATCGATCCTGCTCCGAAAAATATGTAAAACTTATCGTTGAGCAAAAGAGCAGTCAAGCCAAGTACAATAAATTTGTTGACAAGCTATTGACATCAGGTGCCCATGAGGTTAAAATTATTGAGAATGTCATTGTAAATGATCTTAATGATGTCAATGTCGATCAAATTGAGGACACTGTATCCATGCTAAAAACTTACGTTGATGACGTGGATACATCCTTAAACAAGAAGTCCGTCATGTCATACATAGAAGAGATTTACAGGGAGGCATGTGAAGTAGGGTGATGTACGTCATAGCCTTAAAGGATAATGTAAAGGATGGTCTTTACGCAGTTGAAGATGAGTATGGAAATAAAATTCTATACCTATTTTCCGAAGAAGATGACGCTGAAAGGTATGCTGGTCTTTTAGAGGCAGACAATTATCCTGAACTTGCAGTCATAGAAGTTGAAGAGAAAAGCACCATGAAAATATGTGAAGCGAACAACTACACATACACAATCATTGACTCCGACGATTTAGTAATTCCTCCCGATTATCATGATACTATTCAAGAAGATTAAATGGAAAAACTTTTTAAGCACTGGAAACCAACCGACAGAGATTAATTTTACTGAGTATGAAAATACTCTGATCATTGGTACTAACGGTGCTGGAAAGTCTACAGTCCTGGACGCATTAACATTCGTCCTTTTCAATAAGCCATTTCGTAAAATTAACAAACCACAACTAGTCAATTCTCAAAATGACAAAGAGTGTCTTGTTGAGATTGAATTTAGTGTTGGCAATGTCGAATATAAAGTTATTCGTGGCATGAAGCCAACTGTATTTGAAATACACAAGAATGGCGAAAAGCTTCCTCAGAAAGCAGACTCCAAAGATGATCAACGTCATCTTGAGGCAAACATCTTAAAACTGAATTACAAGTCCTTCACACAGATTGTGGTTTTAGGATCTAGTAGTTTTGTTCCATTCATGCAACTTCCTGCTGCTGGAAGACGAGAAGTTATTGAAGATCTTCTTGATATCAAGATCTTCTCTTCCATGAATGATATTGTTAAGACTAAAATCAAAGATAGTAGAGATCAGATTAAAATTTTAGAACTGAAAGAAAGTTCTACAGAAGATAAGATCTCAATGCAAAGATCCTTTATCAATCAACTTCAGAATCTTGGTCAGAAAGAGATTGATGAGAAGATTGAAAAGATCACAGATCTTACAAGTCAGATTGATTCTGTCTCTGAAGTCAATGATGGTAAGCAAAATGAATTACAAACTGCAACAAATAAGCTAGAAGATTTTTCTAATCCGTCAGAGAAACTTCGCAAGTTAGGAAACCTAAAGGGTAAGTTGTCGCAAAAGGTCTCAGTTATTACTAAAGAGCATAAGTTCTTTACTGAGAATACGGTTTGCCCAACCTGCACACAAAGCATTGATGAGTCTTTTAGGTTAAATAGAATTACAGACGCTCAAAATAAAGCAAAAGAGTTGCAATCTGGATACAATGATCTGGAGAACGCAATTAAGGAGGAGGAAGAACGAGAGCGTCAATTTATTGCCCTATCAAAGGAGGTTACCTCCCTAACGCATGAAATTTCTCAGAACCATACTAAGATCTCTGGATATGAACAACAGATACGAGAATTACGATCTGAAATTCAAAGAACTACCGAACAACTTGAAAATCAAAATTTTGAGCATGACAAGTTAGAAGGTTACCAGAGAACTTTAGGTGAGATTCAAAATAACCTCTCAAAGAATAAGGAGACGCTAGATTATTATGATTTCATCTACCTTCTTCTGAAGGACGGTGGAGTTAAGACTAAGATCATTAAGCATTATCTTCCTTTGATTAACCAGCAGGTTAACAAATACCTCCAGATGCTAGATTTTTATATTAACTTCACCTTAGATGAGGAGTTCAACGAAAAAATTAAATCCCCAATACACGAAAACTTTTCGTATTCATCCTTCTCCGAAGGAGAAAAAATGAGAATCGATCTGGCACTTCTTTTCACTTGGAGGGAAGTTGCCAGACTCAAGAACTCTGTGAATACTAATCTGTTAATCATGGATGAAGTTTTCGATTCTTCTCTTGATGGGTTTGGTACAGATGAGTTCCTGAAGATTATCCGTTATATCATCAAAGATGCAAATATCTTTGTCATCTCTCATAAAACGGATCTTCATGATAAGTTCTTAAATGTTATCAAGTTTGACAAAGTAAAGGGGTTTAGTCGTATAGTCTAAATACATAAAAACGGGTGATAGTATGCTATCAACACAATACCGCCTTCGTCTTGAATTCATTTGTCAGCGTATTGTAAACGGGGAAGAAGTAAAACTCGAAGACATGATCTGGGCAGATAAACTTGCTAAAGCAAATGGTTCTGCTAGAGAGATGCTAAGAAAAGCAAGACGCCAAGCTTTAAATCCCGATATGCAGGAGGGAAGTCTGGACGATTTTATGAATAAGATGGATCTAGGAGATCCTGATCCATCAAATCATACAACTGGATTTCAGAGTGCAGATGAGATTGTAGATTGGTTTAAGAGGGACAAAACCGATGACTGGAGACAGAGAGACTGATAATACCTTGTGGTATGATGAAATCATCAATCAATTAGAGGACAATGAAAGTTCCAAACTGGCAGCACCATTCCAAGAAGGAGCAGAAGCGGAAACTGAAACCGCAAGCACTCCGACAAGCAAAGGCACGACTGAGCCAATTTAAAAAGCGTCACATGACCTCGCCCCAAAAGCGAGGTTTTTTTGTATATTGACTTCAGTTCAAGAAAACCACCATGGCTGTCAACCACGAAGTTAAAGGACAACTCGCCCGTCTCCTGGCAACAGAAGACCTCATAGTAGAGCACAAGAAGGTCTCTACGGCGTGTTTCAACGTCCATAGCCGTGTATTGACCCTCCCGCTTTGGGAGAGGGCTTCTGGAGCCATATACGACATGCTGGTGGCGCATGAGGTTGGACATGCATTGTATACCCCAGATGAAAACTGGTTAAAGGAGTACAAAATTCCCCCTTCCTTTGTAAACATTGTTGAAGATGTTCGCGTTGAGAAGTTGATGAAACGCCGTTATGCTGGTTTGAATAAGACTATGCATCGTGGTTATAAAGAGTTCCATGAAGATGATTTCTTCTCAATTGGTGAGGAAGATCCCAATGAATATAATCTTGCCGATCGTGTCAACCTTCATTACAAGATTGGTGCTTTTGTTGAAATTAAGTTTACCGATGAAGAGAAGAGTCTTGTTAAACTGATTGGTGATTGTGAAACCTTTGAGGATGTTCTTAAAGCAGCAGAGCTTCTTTATGATTACTGTAAGCAAGAGAAAGTAGAAGATATTTCTGCTGAAGGTTGTGAAATGTCTGGCAATCAAGATGGTCAGGCAAGTGATTTTGTGGAAACTCCTTCTGAAGAAGGTGATTCTGGTGAAGATGGAAATAGTGAGGAGGGTGATACCGAGACTGGTGAAAATGATCCTCAACTTGATGTTCCTAGCTTTTCCAGTGGTGGACAGCATCATGAAGAACCAGAGACTAAAACTGATCGTCAGTTGCAGGATGCCATTGAGGAGCTTGCAAATATGGGAGAATGGGCAAATGAAAACGTTTATGTTGAATTTCCAACTCTAAATTTGGATAGTGTGATCGCTTCTAATAAAGAAGTTCATGATGTCATCACTAAGTTCTGGAAGCATGAAGAGGATGATCGTAAGCAATA